ACCAAAAGTATTACAAATTATTACAAGATTTTAATGTAACACCTGGTCAAATGAAAAAATTTCCTGATGGAAATCAGTATGATTCATTCACAATTGAAAGATTTGACAACGAAACAGAAAAAGTGGATATCAGAGTTTACAAACCGGGTGAGTATACATCTGAAAGATTCAGGTTACCAATTGAGGGTGTTAGAAACTTGTTGACAACTTATAGACTATTTTGATATTCACAAATATTTTCGTATCTTTGTTGAAAACTTATCAACATGAAAACATATTTGTGGTTAGACGATATTCGGGATCCGAATATGAGTGTATGGAGGGATCAATATATCCCTGAGTACGACTCCAAAGTTGATGAGATTGTTTGGGTAAAAGAATTTCCTGAGTTTGTTGATTATATCCGTGAGTTTGGTCTCCCTGATGAAATCTTCTTTGATCATGATTTGGGTGATGATGAACTTGGTACTGGTCATGATGCCGCAAAATGGTTGGTAAATTACTGTATGGATAATGGGGATATCGATGTTCCCAAATGGTCAATTCAAAGTGCAAATCCTGTTGGTCGTCAAAACATCAATTCCATTCTTTCAAACTATCGTAAATCCATCGGAAAATGAACGACTTAGAATTTTTGAAGGAACTGTTATCAGTTCGTACCGCAACTTATAATGAGGAACTTATGGTCCAATACATCTCTGATTGGTTGGATAAAGAGGGTATTCCTTATGTGGTTGATGAGATGATGAATGTATATGCCACTAAGACCACTCAAGGGTATGAGGATAAACTCTACCCTTGTATGGTGGCTCATACTGATACGGTCCATCATTTCCAAGATGAAATTATGGTTCACGAGGAAATTTTACCTAATCGTCAAAAACAAGGTAAGTTGTCTCTGAAAGGGTATAATCCTGATGGTAAACCCGTTGGTATTGGTGGTGATGATAAATGTGGTGTTTACGGTGCGTTGGTATCTCTCCGTGATTTACCACATTTAAAAGCGGCATTCTTTGTTTCAGAAGAGACTGGATGCTTGGGATCTCGTAAGGCAAGTCCCGAGTTTTTCTCGGATGTTGCTTATGCCATCCAATTGGATGCCCCAAGTAATTACATGGTGACTGAAGTTTGTTCAGGTATTAGATTATTTGATCGTAATTCGGAATTTTTCCGAATTGCTGATGAAGTTTTGACAGAAAAGTTTGCCCATCATGAATTTCAAATCCATCCTTATACGGATGTTTCACAATTGAAAATAAAATTTGATTTTTCCTGTATAAATTTTTCTTGTGGTTATTATAATTATCATACAATGCATGAGTATGTTGTAGTGGAGGATTTACAAAATTCCATCCACACTGCACACGAGATGATAAACAGATTAGGATATACAAAACACGAATATGAACGTCAAGGATACAATCGGAGTTTACCCTGGGACTCTTTCTGAGGAGTTATGTGATCGTCTTATTGAGGCGTTTCACGAATACGAAGATTATCATCACCAAGGGATAACTGCCAGTGGTTTAGATAAAAGATTCAAAGATACTACCGATTTTGACATTATGAAAGTTCCTGAACTTGAAGAATTGGTTAATCAGGTTGTTGATGCAGCTAACGAAAAGATCGATCTTTATGTTCGTAGATTTAGAACTACAGATGAGTTTAACACTCACGAATATCTTTTTGGTAAGGGAACATACTACCCTGTGTGGCAATTACAAAGATATGAAAAAGGTGTGGGTCACTTTAAGTCTTTTCACACCGAGGGTGAATATAGTGAGTTTTATAACAGACTCTTCGCCGTTATGTTTTACCTCAATGATGTCGAAGAGGGTGGAGAAACAGAGTTCCTACATCAAAGTTTGATGGTAAAACCCACTAAAGGAACATTTATTGTTTGGCCAGCACCTTGGCCATATGTTCACAGAGGTCATGTACCGGTATCCAACGATAAATACATCTTAACAACTTGGTTATTAAGAGAAGAATAATAATTGAGGTCGTAAGACCTCTTTTTTTTGCCCAAATTTTTTTTGCCTATGAGTGAAAATGATATATTAAAAAGAATTGTAGAGATAGAATATGAATTATTTCTATCGATCAGAAATGGTCATAGAGCTGCAGTTGGAGACCAATATCATGATATAAGAGTTGAAGTATCCCTTTTACGTTGTATGTATTATGGTCAGAACTCAAAGTATTGTAAAAAATAAAAGGGGGTCTTAGACCCCCTTTCTTTTACTTGATAACCACTTTCTCATCTTCCACTGAAAGGGTGTATGTTCCACCTTCTTTTACAATGTCAGACAAGACTGATTCGGATACCAAGTCCTCCACTTCATCTTGAATTGCTCGTTTGATCGGTCTGGCACCGTACACTTCATCAAACCCTACTTTTGAGATGTGTTCTACGAGTTTATCATCAAAACTGAAGTTTAGTTTTAGATCACCAAGACGTTTCATCAACTTGTTGAGTTCGATAGATACGATCTTTTTCAGGGATTCTTGATCCAAAGAATTGAAGATAATGGTTTCGTCAATACGGTTGATGAATTCAGGTGAGAAGTAATTCTTCATTTCCTTTTTCAAGATTTCCTTCTTCTGTTCCTCCGTTGAGTATGAAGATCCACCAAAACCGATACCAGTACCGAAGTCTTGAAGTTTCTTCACACCAATGTTTGAGGTCATAATAATGAGGGTGTTTTTGAAGTTGATTTTACGACCCAAAGAGTCAGTAAGATGACCTTCATCCAACATTTGAAGAAGGGTATGAAAGATCTCCTTATTTGCCTTTTCAACCTCGTCAAAAAGAACCACCGAATATGGTTTGTTCTTCACCTGCTCGGTGAGTTGACCACCCTCATCATAACCTACGTATCCTGGAGGTGATCCAATCAAACGCGATACGGAGTGTTTCTCTTGATATTCGGACATATCCACTCGGATTAGGTTATCGGCCGAACCGAAGATTTGTTTGGCGAGTTCTTTTGCCAAGTGTGTTTTACCAACACCAGTTGAACCCAAAAAGATAAACGAACCAATTGGTTTGTTTGGGTCTTTGATTCCAAGACGGTTCCGACGCATTGCTCGAGCAATTTTCCTAACAGCATCGTCCTGACCAATGACCTGTTGCTTGAGGGACTCTTCCAAACCAACAAGTGCCGCTTTGTCATCAACAGATAATTTGTTTACAGGGATTTTGGTCATGGATGCCACCACTGTAAGAACCAACTCGGGATCAATTGGTTTTTTGTTTTCGGCTTGTTCTTTTTCGAACTTAACCTTTTCCTTCTCCAAACGTTCCAAAAGTTTCTTCTCCTTATCACGAATCTCAGCGGCTTGTTCGTAGTCTTGTTTTTTTACAACATCTAACTTCTGTTGTTTAAGTTCTGCCGCTTTGTTTTTGAGGATCTCAATTGACTCGGGGATCTTAACCTCCACTTGACTACGAGCTCCTACCTCATCTAAGATATCAAATGCTTTATCGGGAAATTCACGATCGGTGATGTAACGATCCGCAAGATTAACACACATCTCCAAGATCTCTTCGGTGTAAAGGACCTTGTGGAAATCTTCATAACGTGATTTAGATTGTTGAAGGATAAGTAGAGTTTCTTCCTTTGAGGGAGAATCAATACTGACCTTTTGGAATCGACGCTCAAGTGCTCCGTCTTTTTCAAAATTGGTACGGTACTCATCAAGAGTGGTTGCTCCAATACATTGGATCTCACCACGGGCAAGAGCGGGTTTGAAGATGTTGGATGCATCCATCGATCCAGATGCGTTACCAGCACCTACGATCGTGTGGATTTCGTCAATAAAGACGATGATGTCTGGGTTCTCAGACAACTCTTCGATGATAACCTTCATACGCTCCTCGAACTGTCCTCGGTACTTGGTACCCGCAACAATTGAGGTAAGATCCAATAGGACAAGACGTTTGTCACGAAGATTTCGGGGGCAGTCGCCTTGTACGATCTTGTTGGCCAGTCCCTCCACGATAGCGGTTTTACCACTACCGGGTTCACCCACGATAATCGGGTTATTCTTTTTCCTACGGGATAGGATTTGGGCAATTCGGTGGATTTCCATCTCACGTCCAATGACGGGATCAAGTTTACCCTCAGCGGCCATCTTGTTTAGGTCTTTAGAGAAGTTATCCAAGACGGGAGTTCCACTTTGTTTTTGACGGGATTTGGCTCCCTTATCGTTATCGTCCATTGATTCAATCATGTTATTACTGTTTTTGATTTACACCACAAATATACAATTATTTTTCCAAATACCAATATTGACAATTTGACAGGTGATAATATTTTTGTTTTGACATTTTGTCAGTAAAGATAGTTATTTTGGTATTGGCACATTATTTACTATTGTTGGGACAAAGATAAACAATAAAAATCTAAAAAAGAAAAGATATGTTTGGAAAAAGTGATTCTTTCGATGACCTGTTCAATGAACTAAATAATATGTTCGGTAATCATCCATTTGGTGGACGATTTGGTATCCACGGAAAAAATAATGTGGAAAAGGGAAAAGATAAAAATGGTGAATGGAATAAAGAGACATTCACATCTGATGATGGTAAAATTTTAATTACCAGCTTTGTTCGTTCTTCAGGTTTTGATGACGATATGATGACTAATATGTTCAAATCTAATAAAAAACAAGAGGTCAGTGCTGACAGACTCAAATCTGAACTCCAACGAGCAATCGAAAATGAAGATTACGAACTGGCAATCCACCTTCGTGATAGAATGAAGAAACTTGAAAACTCTCAAGAGGAAATTGAAAAACTCGAGAATGAACTCAAACAAGTGATTTCAGATCATAACTTTGAAAGAGCAATTGAAATCCGAGAGGAACTCAAAAAACTGAAAATGTAATTCACGACCCCCACCCAAAAGTGGGGGTTTGTTGTATTTATATGGTATGACACCACAATTAAGAAAATTTATAAAAATCAAAAAAAATGATTTGATGGATGTTGTCCGTGGATACATCCTTATGAGAAAAATGTTTATTGACCATGGTGTTAAAGACCGTCAACTGCAAAGAGGTGAAGGAATGACTCGTGAAATGTACATGCAAAGAGAACGAGTTATTTACGACTTAAAAAAGTTGAAGAGTGATGCTCGTAGGTTTGGTCTTATGGATTATGAAGATAGTAATTCTGATTTTGATGATTACTTTTCAAATTTATTGTATAGAGTTGATCTCAAAACCCCTTTGTAACATGGCCGTAAAATCACAAACAATAGAAGGAACAAAAATTATCAACGAGATTGAATCATCAAACATCAATAGAACCGAATACGATACGGCGACTAAGAAGTTGATTGCGGAGTTCAAAAATGGAACCCGTTATGAATATGAAAATGTACCTCATAACGTCTATGCGGAATTCAGACTCGCGGAATCACAAGGAAAATACTTTACCACCAAAATTTCCAAAGCATTCAAATACAACAAACTCCCTTAATTAATATCGGAGTATTTATAGTTTATGGACAAATACTCTGAAATATTGATGTCATTTGGTACAAAGGAAACTTTGAACCCCAAGATTTGGAATGATGTTGATACTGATACCCCTGTATTGAAAAACGGAATCCGTGTTGCATTGTTACAAATTGCTGGTGAATTCATGGATTTTTTGGGTGAAGATTTATTTGTTGATGACATTAGATTTACAGGGTCTTTGGCGAATTTCAACTGGTCTGAGTTTTCAGATATTGATTTACACTTGTATGTAGATTTTTCTCAGTTTGATCCAAAAGATCGTGATGTCTACAAAGAACTATTCCAACTCAAAAAAACTTTATTTAATACCACTCACAATATAACTGTAAAAGGTTATGAGGTTGAGTTGTATGCTGAGGACATCAACGAAGTTCACTTCTCAACGGGTGTATATTCTGTGTTATTTGATCAGTGGGTTGACAAACCCGAAAAGGAAAATGTTAAAATTGACAAAGACTTTTTGATGAAAAAAGTTAAAGGGGTTATGGAAACCATCGATAACTTGATGGAAGATATTCTTGATGATGATTTGGATACAGCCTTAGGAAAAATAGAAAAATTCAAAGAAAAATTAAAAAAATATAGAAGTTCAGGTTTGGAAAAAGATGGTGAATTTTCTTATGAGAATTTGGTTTTTAAATTCTTGAGAAGGAACCAATACATTGACAAACTGTACAATTTCAAAAATAAACTGATGGATAAAAAATTATCTTTAGAAAATCAAGAGACTGAATAAATAAAGATTTGGTAATATCCGTATATTTATAAAGAAAAAAATTATGGCAGTATTAAGCGCAGGAACTTACAATTATCAAGATTGTATAAATTGTGAAGGAACAGTTACTACTGCTCCCTTGCCTCACCCAGTCTATTCGACAGCACAAAACCAACCCGTTGTACAATTAACGGCAGTGGCTTTAGGTGGATTTAACGGGTTAAACAACTAAAAATATATTATAGAAATGGCTGACCTAAGACCAATTGGAAGTGAAAAATTACAAGGACAAGACAAGATCAATAGAATCCTTGAAATTGCTAGATACAAAGAAACTAGACCTTCTTCAATTAATGAAACATCACGTATTGAGTTTGGAAAAACTTTGGCTGATGGAGTTCAATATGAAATTGTAAAAGAAAAACTTGGTTACATTATCAAGAAAAGAATTGATGAATCATTGGATTACATTGAACCAATGAAAAATAGAAAATATTATAAATCATACTCACAAGCACTCAAGAGAATGAATCTTTTGGCGGGTGAACTAAACAGACTCAACGAGAACGAAGAGGAGGTGTCTATGTTCACTTTGGGAGAGCAAAAGAAATTTACTCTGAAACTTCCAAAGCAAGAGGTACCAACACCTGAACCAGCACCCGCACCAGAACCTGAGGCTGCACCTGCTGATGATATGGAAATGGATATGGATATGAGTGTTGACACTGAAGGTGGTGATGAGTCTATGGACATGGATATGGAAATGGATGCTGAAACTCCTGAAATGGGTGCGGAGGAAGAAGTCGACTTCAAAGTAATCCAAAAA